TATGGGCAGGGACGCAATCCTCTACACCCTACTCTCTTGTCGTGGTGTCTGACAACATGGTAACCCACATCAATCCCTTCAACCTATGAGCAGCGAGATAGTGGATATTTTCGCCGATGCCGTGAGAGAGCTGGGTGACGGTCTGACCATCACCATGCCCGACGCGCTGAATCCCGAGACCTTTGTCGCCGTCGATAACCCCCATGTGTCCTATGTGTTCGGCAACGCCCGTTACTTCAAGGACGACCTGGACGACAAGACGAAGGCCGAGGTGACCGGCATGGGCAAGTTCCCTGTTGTCTGCCTGTTCTCTCCCATCAGGGAGAAGCGCAACCAGGAAGACCCTGTGAGCCACCAGTACTACACCACGGCGAAGGTGAACCTGCTTATCGCCTGCTCAAGCACGAAGGATTGGAGCAACCAGCAGCGGAAGGTCTACTCGTTCGAGAATATCCTCAGGCCGATATACCGAAGGCTGATGGAGGTGCTCGAGCGTGACCGCCGCCTCGACTGGGGTTATGGAGGCAAGATACCGCATGAGTATTCCGAGAACTACTCCTATGGCAGATACGGCGCATACACCGATGCCCAAGGCAACGCCGTGAGTGAGCCGATTGACGCCATCAACATCATGAACTTACAGTTAAAAGTTAAAATCAATAATTGTTCACGAAGATGAGAAACATTCGTAATTGTAAGCGCGGTTTGCTGAATACCGGCAAGTCGCAGTGTCCGCTCGACCTCTCGCACATCGTTGCGGCGATTGTCGTTGAGGTAGGCATGGCGTTTCCCGCCAATGCCACCGCATCATCCCTCCGTGAGGCCTGCCATGCAGACCGTCCCAATAGGATGATGCCCATTATGACGTTTGTCGAGTACGCCAAGGACGGCGGCGAGGCTCAGGCGAGCTCTCAGGGCTACGGTGGTGTACAGGTCAACAGCATCAGTGCAAGAACCGACACCTTCACCCTCGACAAGTACTATCCCGACCTTGCCGCATCGTTAAGCAAGGCGATGAACTTGCCTTTCGAGGTGTTCTATGTAGATGAGAACGACGTTGTCTATGGCCGCCGTGTCGGCGACGACCTCCGTGGTTTCCCCATCACAACGCTCTATGGCAACCCCACGCCTCATCCCACGAGCAGCAACCCGGCCACCCTCACTGTATCGTTCGCGTTTAAGAACGCCCGCGATGCCGTTGAAGACTTCGATTTCGTCGAGCTTGACTTCAGTGTGCAGGACGCTCTCGTATGCCTCACCGAGGTAGAGCTGGTAAGCACCGGTAACGCCAACAAGTACAAGCTTGTTGAGAAGGTCGGCGGCCTTGACCTGACATCGAAGTACGCGACCATCATCACCACCAGTGCGACATCCGTCATTAGCGGCATCAGCGCTGCGACCTATGACAGCGAGAACGAAGTGCTGACTTTGACCGTCAGCAACGGCGCTACTCCCGAGTTGAAGGCCCCGTCCGCGCTCTACACCGCCGGCATTGAAGGTATCACGCCATGATTTTCGAGGGAGTCAATTTCGTCGAGTCGGCCTGCATCCCGATGGGAAAGGAAAAGTTTATCTCTGAATTTTCCGAGGTCTTCTGGCTTGACAGGCCGATTGAGGATCGCAGGCGAATGCTTGCCGACGCGTACGATATGATGTGCCCACCCAAGCAGGGCAAGAAGAAACCCCCGAAAGGGAATTAAACAGTTACCTACGACCGTTGGGCGGTGTGATGCGGATTGCACCGCCCAATTTTATAGACTACGGATATGGCCACGTTCGATGAGGTTGTCGATGCCGTCAAGCGCTGGGTAGAGGGTTTTGAGGGCAAGTGCCTTGAGTGCATGGAAAGCAATCAGGGCGTGTTCGTGCGTCTCATCACCGAGCAGATGTACAGCGGCCTTAAGGGTGACGGTACCTACATCACCCCGTCGTATGACGATGACCCGTTCTTTGAAGAGCCGGGCATGTGGTTTCACGGCAGCGAGCGTTACAAGGCCTGGAAGGGCGAAATCACGCCTCCAGTGTCGAGCACTCTACTCGGATTGCCACCGCGTCCGTATGACGTTCCGAACCTGTTCATCAACGGCAAGTTCTACAGCGAGATTTATTCGGTAAGCGGTGACAAGCAGATAGAGATCCGCGTCATGGAGAGCGGTGACGGTCCGAGCATCCTCGGCAAATACGGTGACGAGTTGTTCGACATCTGCGGTGCCGCTGTAGAGCATTTCAACGAAAAGTACCTCCTGCCACACTTGCAGGAATTCTTTGACGAGTGCGGGTTATGAGCTGTGGGTGCGAGAACAAACAAAGGGCAAGCGAGTACGAGCGAATGAAGTCGCTTGCCAAGAAAGCCGCCATCCTCAACGAGTGCATCATGGAGATGCGGTTGAGGGATGACGGCACCTATTCATTCAACTGCCGCGGTACTGGCGGCAGCGGTAAGATTATAGAGTATGTACACTATCTCTAAAAATATAGCGTTATGGGTATTAAGATAGATGACCTTGTGGCCCCTGAGGCCAAGCAGCAGTTGACGGAATTCATGAACACGATGGAGTCCGTCAAGTCCAGATATGTCGAGATTTGCAAAGAGATGATCGCTGGTGTCAATATAAAGGTTTCAGTCATCGGCGACGTTGAGAGGCTTGACGCGCTCATTAAGGTGCAGTCCCGTGAACTGGTTCAGGCGAGCAGCCAGATGCAGGGAGCCGCCACAAAGCTGAACACCGCATTAGGAAACACCACCAATACCATATCGAGGGCGTTGGCTGAGCAGGAAAAAATCAACCGCCAGTACCGGGAGGCCGCAGTTGTCACCAACAGCTGGAAGGCTGCCACCGATGCCCAGTTGGGCACGATGCAGTCCAACATGTCGCTGCTGGTGTCGAACGAGCAGGCCATGAAGGGGCTGAAGGAACAGATGAAGGAGGTCGAGCAGCAGGAGAAAAACAACGCCATCACGCATGAGCAGGCGTTAACCAGGCTTGCAGACCTTAAGCAGCAGTACAACGAGTTGAAGATTGCCAACCAGGAACTGCAGAAGGTTATCAACAACGAGGAGAAGGCCAATCAGGCCACAGAGGGCAGCTACAAGCAGCTGTCGTTGGAACTGGAGCGCATGAAGATGGCCTACAAGGACATGAGCGAGACGCAGAAGCAGAGCGCGGCCGGTCAGGAACTGCTCGGCAATATCTCCGTGCTTGACGCCCATCTCAAGGATTTGGCCGCCGACATGGGCGAGTTCCAACGCCACGTGGGCAATTACGCCATAGCCTCCCACGCTGGCGTGAAGGACACCAACGCCCTGCACCAGGCACTCACCACTGAGGCCAGGAGCGCCAAGGAGGCCGCAGAGCAGAACGTCATCCTGCGTGACGCGCTGGAGCGCATTAAGGCCACCACGCCAAACGCCAGGGACCAGATAGACCAGCTCACCAAAAAGATTGAGCAGAACGAGAAAGTCATGCACGAGAACCAAAAGGCCAGCACTGGACTCGTTGATCAGATGATGAGGATGGCAGGTATCAATTCCAACCTCGGCAGCTCGTTCACGTCACTTGCGGCCAACGCCTCAAACGGAGGTAATGTGCTCACTGGCTTGACAACAAAAGTCAAGGCATTCGGCCAGACAGCGTTAGGATTGCTGTCTAATCCGTATATGCTCGCTTTCCTCGGCATCGCTGGTGTGGCCGCTGGCTTCAAGTGGTGGTATGACTACAACAAGGGACTGTTGGAAGCAAGCCGTCAAACGAAATTCTTCACCGGATTGACTGGAGATGCCATGTCTGCAGTGCGAGATAAGGTGCAGGCCGTTGCCGACACCTACGGCAAGGACTTCATCACCACACTCAAGGCCGCGACGTCCATCAGCCACAACATGGGCGTGACCGTTGACGAGGCCCTGGACCTCATCAACAAGGGATTTGCCGCTGGTGGCGTGAACAGTGAACAGTACCTCAACATCCTGCAACGCTTTGCCCCCACGATGGAGAAGATGGGCTTGTCCGCTGACCAGTTCGTCGCCTTTGCCGGGCAGATCGAGAAAGCGGGAGCCGACACCAACAAGTCCATGACTGCGATGGGTAAAGCATCCATGCAGCTACGCACCATGAACCTTGGCACTGCGCAAAGCCTCAAGGCCATCGGTATTGATGCAACGCAGATGTCAGAGGACATCCAGAAGGGAAGGAAGAGCGTTGTCGAGTCGATGCAGGAGATCGCCAAGAAGATACAGGAAACGGGCACCAACAGCCGTGAGGTGGCCGCTGTGATGAAGGACTTGTTCGGTGCCCGTGGCGAGAGCCAGATTGGCACGGAGTTCATCTCGTTCCTGGCTAATGCCAAGACTGGCACTGAGGAACTGTTGGGAGCCGAGGACAGCCTGCAACGCCTCAAGGTCAAGGAGGTCGAAACGCAGACCGAGCTTAACAACGTCATCGCGTCCCTGTTCGAGATGGGCAATGGCGGTTTCTCCAGGATGACCACCAATGCTAAGATATGGATCAAGCAGGGCCTCATCGATGCCATCAAGTGGGTTGTGCGCCTCATCAACTATTTTGTTGACTGGTACAACAACTCGCTGCTGGTTCGTGCCGCCCTCAACAACATCATTACCCAATTCAAAGTGATGTGGGAGGTGGTCAAGCTGGTGTTCAACCTCATCATTGACGCAGTCAAGAACGTGGGCCGCCAGCTCAAGGCCTTCGGTGACATCCTTGAGGGTATCGTCACCTTTGACGCTGACAAAATCAAGCAGGGATGGCATGACATGACCTCCAGTATGGTAAGTATGTTAAAGAGGGCATCGGTGACATCAGGAAAGCCGGGGCAAACATGGGTGACGCTTTGGTCGATGGGTTCAACAATGCCGTCAATGGTCACCTCAACTACATCGATGCCGACAGGTTGGGCAATACTGAGGTTGATGACGGCTATGGAGGCGGCAACGGTTCAGGTGGTGCCGTCACTTCCCCGACCCATGCCAAGGATCCAGCTGCCGAGGCT